ACTGTTTTAATCCCATTCCAATAAAATACAGTACTACTGCTACAACAATCAGTTCCGGTTTTACATAATTCATGGTCTGTTCCATCATTCCTCACTTTTCCTTTCCAAATCCTCAATTCTGTGATTTGCTACTTTCACTTTTTCCTCTAAAATATATGTTCTTTCTACAATAGAGTTGTGCTTCTCTACCTTCTTTTCCAACTGCTCTATCCGGTATTTTACAAGTTGCGTCCCTCCGAAACTTCCAACAAAAGTACCGAGCAAAGATATAATTGCTACTACAACTGTATCTGTCATTTTTCTACTCCCTATTTCACGATTACCTCTCCGAGGCACTCACATGTAACTGCGCCTGTATAATCTGTCGTTGATATTGTTATACTTCCGTCTCTAAAATTTGCATTTCCATATCCTACGATAGCTTGGGACACATGCAACAACGCAACAAGTCTTTGTCCAAAATCACATTTGAGCGGAGAACTTGCCATAATTAGATTATCCCTGGCGTTTTTAAATCCGTTTGGGCTCATATTAGTCAATTGCACCTGGTAGCGCTTGTGCCCGGTTTTACGATATTTTAAAGTCCAACCATTTTCTGTGTATGTTTCCCATTCTCTGATCAACGCCACATTATCGTTTACCGAACCTATATATTTGTTTAATTCCACTCCCATATTCGCGCTTAATGGAGCTATCTCGGATTTTGTAGTTAAATTATCCACAATATCTTTTTTCTCTACAAAGGATGATAGTGCACTCTTTATTTCATTGATTGCATACACTAAATTTTCTTTCGATGTTGTTGCGAGATTTCCTAAGTTTCCAATGCTTTTCTTAACATTCTTTAACTGTTCATTCAGATTTCCAATGTATTTGCTGTAAAAATGCTGCAATCCTGTCCAACTTAAATATTTCATTTAACCACCCCACTTTACATGGTAAACAACGAATCTATCTCTTCGTTTGTAATACTTTCCACGTTTGCATCCGAGCCTGCCGGACCCTGTGGTCCCATTGGTCCAATGTCCCCTTTCTCACCCTTTAATCCCTGAGGTCCTCGTGGTCCCGTTTCTCCCTTTTCGCCTTTTGCTCCTGCAGGTCCTTGAATCCCCTGTTCACCTTTTGCTCCTGCCGGTCCTGCTGGTCCAGCAGCCCCCTGCAATCCCTGAGGTCCCTGTGGACCTGTCATACCGGTGGCTCCTGATAAGTCTGTGATGTATGTGTAAGATGACGCACCTTTAACATATAACTTGGCGTTGTCAGCATCCTCTACATTTCCTGTGTCAATCATGACAAACTGCCCAGTCTTTACTCCATCTGTCGCAAACCCTTTGTTCATCGCATCAACGGAAGCAAATGTCTTAGCGATTTTAAACGCTTCCCCAGCCGGACCTTGTGGCCCCTGCAATCCCTGAGGCCCTCGTGCACCCGCAGCTCCTGCCGGTCCTGCTGGTCCCTGTGCTCCAGCTGCGCCGGTTTCTCCTCTGTCTCCTTTATCTCCCTTAAATTCTCCGCTTTTAATTGCTTCATCCAGCGATTTTCCATTATACGTAACATCAGTAGAAACTACTTTGTCAGTTTTCTTTCGAAATGCACCATTTGCCCATTCCTGCATTTTCTCTTTAAATGTTCCAAGTCCTGTTAAATCTAAAAATTTTGCCATGTTCTTCTCTCTCCTTTTCTTTAAAACAATCCATTGATCTCATCTTCTGTAATTACTTCATTTCCTGCTCCTGCTTCCAGTTCCCCGATTTTCTGCTCTACAGTTTTTCCTTCCGCAAGCTGCACGCTTTCCGCCATGCACAGCGGATAATTTCCATTATTCTTTGTGGATAAGGTGTTGACGATTACAACACCACCTTCAATGCTCTGTGCCATCTTTCAAACCTCCTTATTTTACTGTGACTGCTGTAGACCCCAGTCCTGCGTTTACAGACATCCATACGTCATAGCTCTGCTTATATCCGGATGCGTTGGTAAACTCCAATGTCTGCGCTTTTGTAAATCCGCCGTCAAATCCACCGACATTAAAAGTCGGAGTTCCAAATGATGTAGGGATTGCATACACGATCTTCTCACCTGCTCCGGCATTTACTGTAAAACTGCGTCCTCTGCCGCCTGCAAGCGCAGAACCCTCTAACGCAAGGATATCCGCATTTGCGAGTGATGCTTTGTTAGTCTTGCCCCAGTATACTTTTGGCTGGAATGCGATTGTCACGGTTCTGGATACAGACGCATCTCTTTCATCTGTAACGGTAAGAACGATATTCGTATTTGCTTTCACTGTCTTTCCTGTGTATGATTTCTTACGGATGCTCTTATCCAGATTTTCGGCAGCTTCGCTTGCAAACTGGATTTTCTGGGTCTTAGGTTCTTTATTTAACGCCCATGCAATATCAGATGCAGTAACTGTCGCACCGATTTCGTTGCTGCTGTTCGTGGCAGTCAGACTGTTGATTGCAATCTTGGTGTACGCCAGGTCATCGATTTTTTTCTTGTACTCATCCGAAAAATCATTGCTGGATAAACCTTTTCCTACCTCCTTCTTTACGTATCTCTCATCATTCTTCTGTACCAGGTGTGCAAGTCCATCCTGATCCAGGTACTTCTTTTCTGCAGCGATCACTGCTGCTTCTGTTGCTTTTTTTCTTGGCATTTTCGCTCTGCTCCTTTCATAATCTCGTCAATCTCCGGATTGGTTATCGACTCTATCTCCACAGTCCCGCCGCTGTTTGGCAGATTTACGGAACTAATTGGATCATTACCCGACAAAAGCTGCAGTTGATTCCCCTCTAACTGCAGCCCGTCTCCTTTTTGCTTTAACTGCTCCACGATCTGTTCCAGTGCATGTTTATCCGCTGGAGCTTCATAATCTTCTGGCTTTTTTCGTGCTTTTACACTTAACCGAATCTCAAATATGGTCTTTCCTTCTCCCGGAATAGTCTTATATACATATGCCTGGATTGTTCCACTTCTTTTCAGTAATTCATTTGGTATGTCAACTGTGATGTCACCGTCTTCCACTTTCCCAAGTACCACCAATGCACCATTCGTACATTTGTCAGTGAAATGCACTTGTATTTGTTCCTCTTCTACTTCCATTCCACAAATCTGTAAAACCTGTCCGTAGTCCCATTGTGTAAGTTTTCCATCGATATCTACTCGCTTGGAGCATCCATCAAATACTGCAATTATCATTCTTATGCGCCTCCTCCAAGCGAATCGATATCCGAATTCGGAATCCCCTCTATCCCTGTTACTTCCCCGGAATCACCCCGGGGAATTTCGAAATCAAATACCGCCTCTGTTTCTGTACCCGAATTTTCAACAGACGCCTCTGTTCCTGCCTCCCCGGTCGTAGTAGTTCCGATCCGTATTGTTGCTGCTTTTCCTGCCGGTCCTTCCGGACCCTGAATACGTCCTACATTTTTCCACTGGCCAGATACGTTGTCCCATACATATAGATTTCCATCTACCAGATAGGATTCGCCCACATTTCCTGTTGGATGTTCTCTGTTCAATTCCTCTTCTGTTTTATAGGAACACAGTATAGTAACACCCGTTCCATCTTTCCCTGGATCCCCCTGAATCCCTTTTTCTCCTCTTGGACCAGGATCCCCTTTCTCTCCTTTAGCCCCTGTTGCACCGGATAAATCTACCATGTACTCATATCCAGTTGCGCCCTTTCTATAAACCTTGGCATTATCTGCATCATCCGGGTTACCGGTACTTATCATCACAATCGCGTTTTCCGGAAGACCATCGGTTTCAAATCCTGCATTCATCTGTCCTACAGAGGCATAAATCTTTTGCACGTTTAAAGCAATGCTTCCACTTTCTATGGTTCCTGACTGCAGAGAATCAATTTCAATCGTTGTAATTTCAATCGGATCATACTTCTCCAAACGATTTAGTATGTCTACTAGTGCCTGATATTCACTGGTTGACTGTATTTCGGATGCAGCCACTAAGTTTTCTCTGACCTCCATCTTCACTTTGAATGATGTGACAGCATTGCTACCATCAATCAAATGTAGCTGGCATTCCGTATTTCCCACTTCTGCAACCATTTGCGGCGTCAAACTGAACAGGACGCAATAATTGCTTATCACGGTTCCTTCTGTGTAAGTTTCTGATCCGCTTGGTTTCTTACAATAAATCCTGGCCTTACTGATTGTCTTTGCCATTCCGGAAATCATACAGCGCAGAAGTCTGCCCGAATCGTACTGTACTGCATAGATTGTTTGCATAATTCCTGGGTTTCTCACGTCAATGTATAAAGTTGTCGTTGTTTCCATATCACACCTTCTTTCTTATCCTGGTATCCACCTAACGAGGTAAACGTCTCCCGGCAACACACCTCCACCGCTTTTGTATCGCAGCACACAGTCCCACGGATAGTTATAGTATCCGGTTGTCCAAATTTCCTCTCCTGTCTGATCACCAGTCTGGCCGCCGGTTGTTCCGCCAAATTCATTTTGGCTGGCCTGCACAACCTGTCCATTTCCAATTCCCATTGCAGTATGGTTTACGATGTTCAGAAGGATATCCCCTCTTTGTACACCGGATCCTGTTGCCAGATTTATCTGCCCTGTCACATCCGTAAAACCGCAATTCAAAAATATTTCCCGCATATTGCCGGTGTAGGTTGCCCCATTGCTTTTTACCGGAACCCCGGCATTTTCCCACGCCTGAATCAATAACGAGGAGCAATCGTAATCTGGTCCCCATCGATTTGCCTGATCATATCCGTGGCTATTATCATTTGCAATTTGAATCGCCCAGTTTACCGCAGCTTCTATTTTTTCAGATCCTCCTGCATATTGACTCAGGTAGTTGTACCAATATCTTGCCTGCTGCCGCCTCTCGGCTTCCACTTCTACGCCTGCACGTTCAAAGTTTTTCAAAAATGCAGATGCCAGATATTCCGGTGATTCTCCGCTGACCTTAAACTGATCAAACGACAGCGGATATGCAGCGGTTGCAATCCACTGACCAAAAGAAACTGTAACAGAATCTATCCACGTAAGCTGACCGTTTGGATCCGTAATTCCATATCCGTTCGCACCTGCCCAATTTGTATAATTTGTTGCCGGTGTCCACTGTACCAGTCCAAAGCCTCCACTATAGTTTCCCTCCTGCAGGCTTTGCCAAATTCCGGGATTGATGTTCGATTCACTTTGCATGTTGCCGCATATCCCAGCAATGGCATTCAGCGACCATCCTTTTTGTTCAAAAAAACTTAGTACTTCTCTTGCATTTCCCTGCATCTGCTCTGTGGTCAGATAAAAGTTTCCTATCGTCCATGACATCAGAAATCACCTTCTTTCGTGATTCCGCCCACAAGAAATCCTTTTTCAAACCTTAGATTTGTCCCATTCGAAAAAACTGCAGTTCCAGTCTTTCCATAAACTCCGGGTCCAACGTTTTCCGCATCTAACAGAACCGCATCCTTCGTGATCCTTAGTAAGTTTTTGCTGTCTTCTTTGTTTCCATCGGTGAATAACAGTGCATTTCCAACATACGTCATACAAAGAACGCCCTCATCCTTTTTGTTTGAAAATAATATTGTTCCGTCCTTTATTGTCACACGCCGATTATCGCTCAAAGAATCGCAGATATATTTCCCTTCTGCGTAAATTCCATCTTTATCCAGTCTGACTATTTCTTTCCCGTTTGCATCCAGCACCCTTGCAATGCCACTATTATTGTCAAATCCTCCGATTTCCAATGTTCCACCTCTGATCCGATCAGCCAGCATTGTTCCTGCTGTGATAAAATCAGCAAAGAATCCCTGTCCTGTTCCAAAGGTGGACCAGTCCCAGTCTCTTCCATCTGCCGTTCTTTTACTGGCAATCTCGAACCCCATTGTACCAAGGCACATTGCTCCAAACGTTTCCGACTCCGGATTCAAATCTTCAAATAAAACAGCGCGTACTTTCTGTTTTTGTGCGATGTCGGACTGCGCCCGAAACTGTGCTTTCACTCCGTTTATGATGCCGTTGACCTGTGCTCCTATCACAGTGCCATCCGGTCGGATTGCACTTTCTATCCGATTTGACATACTTGATACATCCGCAATGAAATTATATTGAAAGTCTCCCAACACAACAGATGCAACCTCTTCATTGATGCAATCCCATTCCAGTTCTATGACACGTGCATCTGTTACAATATCCAGTTTGCTGTGACGACAATGTACCGTGTCTCCGATAGAAACTTCTTCCAGTTCCCGGATATCCGCGTACAATTCCGTATCATGCAGCATAACCATATCAGCGGATATCGTAACCTTCGGCTTGTCAATTCCAGCTTCAAACTGTTCCTCGCATTTTTCTTTTAACGCATTGTTCAGTTCTTCCTGTGTATTGCAGATCACGATTCCGTTCTCTTCATCATCTTCCGCAGCATCGGCCTTCATCTTCACATCTTCAAATGTGATCACTCCGTATTTTATTGTTGGATATTTATCAAGCAGTGGTGAGTCCACCCATGGTTCATTCCCCTCTATCATGTATCCGTTATATGCCTTTGGTACAATCCTTGTAATGACCTCGCTGGTATCAATCTCTTCCCGCAGCCCGTTTTCCGCAATGTTTTTCCCGTATAAAACCTGCACCCCATGATCGATTCCAACTCGGTCATTGACGGTGATCATATAATTATCAAAAAGAACCTCACCGCCCCATCTGTTCAGGAAGGAGTTCTCCTCTTCTCCGCAGATTGCTTCGATCAGGTTCTTTGTCTGGTAATATGCTGTTGATATTATTTTGATATTAGATTTTCCACTGTACTTTTTATTTGGTGCGGTCATGATGTCCAGTGCCTGCTGCCCGTTTTTTTCCGTTGGACGTATATCCAACAGAAAACAATCATCAATCGCATCCATAAAAACCGGTTCCAGTTCTGCACTCACGCCAGCATCTGATTTTGCTTTCTTTTTGATCCGAAATAACTGTGTTCCATTGAATGACTCCAGTTTTACGACTGCGTCCTCTTCTATCCACTTCCAACGTCCCTCTTCATCGATCGGGTGCTGAATCTCCGCTTTCCAACTTCCGTTTAGTATTGCTTTTACAGAAGCGCTCTCCGGAAGTAATGGCATATCACCGTTATGTTCATAATCCGTATTTCCTGGTTTATAAAGTTCTATCCTTATAAGCACCTCCAGTTCGGAATCACTTTCAGATCAAATCCTCTTGAGATATACACGGTATTCTCTCCCGGTAAAAGATGTAGTTCTGCATAATCTCCATACACAGATGTGTTCATCAATTTTCCATCTTTTCTGTATGCCATCAGCCTGTCTGTATCAATCACCAGATTCTGGCCAACATTCGCTTTCATTTGACTTCCGTTTACCTGCAGGATGCACTCACCTTCACCTGTGATCAAATAGACTGGTCTTGATCTGTCATATGGATTGTAAAACACCTCTTCCGGTGTATATTCTGCTTTTCCATCTGTTCGATATCGGTATCCCTCACACGTAAATTCTACATCAAACTCTCCGACCTCTTTTACTTGCCGTTCTGCCGCATTGATCTTAGTATGTTTTACATGATAGAAGTACTCCAGTTCATCGCTTAAAATCAGTTCTGTATCATCTTTTCTCATGAGCCATCTTCTCGCAGTCCGAAATCGCTCCTGCCACCTTTGAGGATTTTCTGCAAATGTAAATGGAACTGTGATTGTAATGTCGCTCACAGTTCCATCTTCTTTGAATATGCTCCCATCTCTTCCCGGTATGTTCAATTCCGTATAGTTATACTCTGCCGAAGGGATAGACGGTCTTTCTCGTACAAGTATTCCTATTTCTGTATTTGTATGGCCGTTTCTGATAATTTCATACATTTACCGTCTCCCCTTTCCTCTTTTTGCGTGATGTACTTGAGATGTAAATCCTTTTTTGGCTGTTTCTACAATATAAGAATCAAGCTTTTGATTTCCAATTTGCACACCGACATTATTGTTCAAAACAATGTTAGTCTGTGTAGCACTTGCCAGAGCTGGAGTTCCTCCGTACATACTCTCACTCATCGTCTTGGCAACTCTTTTTACCGCATTGGAAACCTTGTACACATTCTCATTGATTCCTTTTACCATTCCATCGATAAAATCCGGCATCCATGTTTCATAATCTCTCAAAGGACCTTCATCCGGTCTTGAAAAATGTAAGAAAGATCGAATCTTATCTCCGATCCCTTTTACTGCATCCACAATCCCACGAACTCCAGATAATATTCCTTCTTTCAATCCATTGATAAAATCTGCTCCCCATTCCCAGGCATTATCAATCCACCCGGAAATCGTGGATCCAATTTTTTCGAAAATATCACTTACAATTTTCGGAAGTTCCCGGATTGCATTTTTAATTCCATCTCGTAATGCTTCAAACCCACTGATCGCAGTTTCTTTTACCAGAGATACCAATGTGGATACCACATTTTTAATTTCATTCCAAATATTTGATGTAATCTCCTTGATGGAATCCCAAATATTCGCAACTGCATTTTTGATATTATTTAAAATATTCTCCAGATCCGATTTTAATTTTTCAAAATCTCCAGTCACCAGATCAATCATCAATAGTACTGGTGCAAGTGTAGCGTTTTTGATGAATTCCCATGCATTTTGTGCAAGTTGCTTAATTCCGTTCCAGATCCCATTTAAATTCTCTTTTAATTTCGTAAAAGAATCTGTAATGGTTGTTACGATTGTTCTTATCGTTGGATTGGCAAGCAATGACGATAACATCTCATTCCATGCATTGGGAATCGTTTCTGTAAAAAATTCTACAATTCCATCCCATGCTGCAAAAAATCCATCCCTGATTGCCTTTAAAATTCTGTTCACGCCTTCTCGAAACCATTCGCATTTATTATACAAAGTAACCAGCGCCGCTATAATTGCTGTAATAACCGCAATTACAGGATGTGCCGTTATCATTCCAAGTAGTCCGGTCACCGCTGTTTTAATTCCGCCGACCAACTTTGTCGCAACTCCTCCGTTTCCAGACAACTTCGACAGTGCTCCTGCCACCGCAGATATCCCGAGTGATATCTGGCCGATTACCATCAGTAGTGGTCCTAATGCTGCAACCAGAATTCCGACTACTACAATCACCTGTTGCACGCCTTCCGGTAGTGCTGAAAATTTATTGACAAGTGCGGTAATAAGTTCTGCTACCTTCTGGACAATTGGTGCCAGTGTATCTCCGATCTGAATCGCTGCGGTTTCCAGAGATCCTTTTAATTCCTCGATTGCTCTTGATCCATCACTCATCTGAGAATTCGCCAGCCTTTGTGCTGCTTCCTGATCATTTGCCGCGTCGATATATTTTTGAAGCCCCTCAGTTCCGCTATTCATCATCACAGTAGCGGCTCGCATTGCATCGGATCCGAAGATTGTCGATAACGCCGCATCTCTGGATGCCGAATCCAAACCTCCAAGTTTATTCTGCAACTCCTCAGCAATCTCTGAAGCTCCAAGGAGATCCCCATTGGAATCTCTTGTCTGTATTCCAAGCTGTTCAATCATTGTTGCAGCGCTATCTGTTGGTGCCGCCAGCCTCTGGAGCATGGTTTTTAAAGATGTTCCCGCATCGCTTCCCTCAATTCCCGCATCTGCAAAACGAGCCAAAACCGCTGTTGTTTCCTGTATAGACCATCCAGCGTTTTTTGCTCCAGCAGAACACTGTGCCAGTGCCTGTGTGAGAGGTTCTACATCCGTAGAAGATGCAGCTGCTGCCCCGGCCAAAGCGTTTGCCGCTTCTGCAGACTCATTTGCAGACAGACCAAACGCTCCCATTGCCTGTACGACAACATTTGCTGCCTCTCCAAGATCCATCCCGGAAGATGCCGCAAGGTCCATTGTAGTTTTTAATGCCCCTGCTTTAATGTCGGCTTCTGTCAAACCACCTTTTGCCAGTTCTGTGATCGCATTCCCTGCATCTGTTGCGGAAAAGACGGTATCCTGTCCGGTCTGGATTGCAAGCTGTCTTAGATCTTCCATTTCAGACATGGGCTTATCAAGTGCTCCCGCCGCCTGACTCATTGCATCGTTGAAATTATTTGCCATAACAGTGGATGCAGCCCCTACACCGGTCAGTGCCCCCGTTACTGGCAGCAAGGATTGTCCGACTCCTTTGACCTTATTTCCAAACTCTCCGGATACCGCAGATACTTTTGCAAGATTCGCACTTGCACTTCCTGTAGTCTCTTTTAGTGATTTCAGTTTCTGTTCTGTCTCAACAATCTCTCTTTGAAGAGAATCGAATCCTTCTGGACTGATCGGCTGTCCAAATTCATCATCTACTTGCTTTTTCTGTGCTTTCAGTTCTTTCAGTTTATCAGACGATTGGTCTACCTCTGTCTGCAGTTTTTTGTACTCTTCCGTATCAATCTGACCACTTTCTTCCATAGACTTCATGCTCTTTTTGAGCTTGTCCATTTTTTCGTTGGTCTTTACAATCTCCTCTTGAATCGGAGTATACGCCTCTTTCCAAGCATCATAATTTCCGGCGGTTTTTGCTGCCTGTTCACTTGCCTGTTTTAAAGTTTCCAGCCTATTTTTCGTTTCACTGATCGACTGCTGCAGCAACTTCTGCTTCTGATTCAGCAATTCCGTATTCGTGGGATCCAGCTTCAGCAATTTATTGACATCTTTTAATGACTGTTCTACACCGTATAGTTTTTTGTCAACACCGGACAGTGCCTTTTCCAACTTGGAAGTATCGCCGCCAATCTCTATGGTAATTCCTTTTATTCTGCTCCCTGCCCTTACATCCCTCCTTTACAGTGCATCAATATCCGCCTGTGTTGCAATTTTCGGATAATCATACTCATCATTCTTCATTTCGATAAACATATCGTTGATCATTCCAATGCTTAACAGGTCTAAATCAGAAATAGAAATACCGCATTGTGCACATCGAAGCATAAACAATGCGGTATTGACCTCACGGTCTATTTCCCTCTCTTTTTTTTTGGAACTGACATCTGTTTATTTTCTGATTTCCACATTTCCATGATTTCCGGCAGAATCTCATAGATATCAAATGTCTCGAACTGATCCAACCACTCGTTGATATCGTCCGGCTGGTCAGGATCGCCATGTTTATGCATCAGAAACGCAATGTTTTCAAACATTTCCAGTGATTCGATCGGGATTCCGCTTTCAAACTTACTTTCATCAAATTCTGTACCTTCTTTTGCGCATTTTTTCTGCATCTCGTCTTTGAGTTTTTCCTGGATCTTGATCTGCTTTTCAATTTTCTGCATATCTACAAAAATATCTCTCCCAAATTTCAGTCGATAAATCCGGGGGATTGCGGCAGAACTTTTGAATTTATATTCTGTTCCATTGATTGTGATCGTCTTTCTCATCCTGTTCTCCTTTTATGCTGCAACTTCCTGATCTGGAATGTACACCTTATCAAACCATTTTTCGTATAAGTCATCTGTTGTATCTGCTGTTGTCTTTGCCCGAACTGCCATTTTCTTAGCTGTTCCAAGCTGTACAGCGGATGCAGAAACTGTGACAGTGTCAGTTGTAGGTTCAATCGCGTCCTCTGTTGTGCTGGATTCTGTTGTAGGACGTGTAGAGGTACAGCAATAGAACCAGAACCGTGTTCCCCTCACATCGCCGTCAATTTCAAATCCCAGCGCAAACCGTTTTGCTTTTGCAGTCGCTTCCTCCAGCATGACTTTGTTCTTGTCAATGTATTCACTTAAAATCTTTTCCCGGAACTCATCCGTGATCAGCGCCATTTCCCAGTCTCCCTCATATCCGCTATTGGAAGAAGAAACATAATACTTGATTCCATCCGCATAAAACGGTGTCAGTTCTCCCTGTGCTTCCAGTGAAAGCGATACGGAGCCAGGTACCGCAAACGGTGTATCAAATGTAATTTCTCCCGTATCACTTTCCTGCAAAAGCGCAACATGCGCATTATGGATATTGAATTTGACTTTATCCTTTTTTGTTGCCTGTCTTTCTTTCCTTACTTAGCCCTCCACTTCATATAATACTTCATACATATTTTCTGATTTAATATACTGTTCACTTTTCTGCCAGAAGAGATCTGCTGCATCAAGTGCCGCTTCTACACGTTCTTCCAGTTCAAAGTCCTTTTCATCTGTGTACAGTTCAATATCAACTTTGTCTGATTTAAAATATACCTTCCCATCTGCGGAAAAATTTCTCGTTTCCGGAATCAACCAGCAAATAAAAGGAGGATTCACCGCCTCACATTCTTCGAAATGATGATACCGATATTCAATTTCCAGTACATCCAGAATTGCTTCTATCCTCTCCCTTGTCATAAATATCGTTCTATCCTTTCCTGTAAAATTTCCTTTGCGTGCTTTTCTGCAATTTTGACATGCGGGATCCCGTCCACTCTTCCACCATTCCTCTTTGCGTGTCCTTTTTCCAGCAAATGTGTAATTCGGTATTCCGGCTTTTTGGAATATACCACCATATCATAGCGGTGCCTTCCACTCAAATTTTTGTCTCGTTTATAGCTCCAGTGCTTTGCATATTCACCGGTATCTCCTTCCGGTGATATGGAACGTAATTCCGCAGCTGTCTGCTTCGCCGTCTCTTTCACTGCCTTTTCCACGGCTTCCTGTACATCCTCACGATACGCATCTAACTCCTGCATGACTTCGATTGCTAACTGATCAATATTAATTTTCGGCATTGTCTCTCACATCCTCATAAGTCGTTACTACCCTTTCCAGAGAAAGCAATAAACAGGGTGGCGTTTCATCGTATTTATTCTGGATCTGTATGATCTTGTACTGCTTTTCTCTGATTATGCAGATGTCCATCGTAGAAATGTCTTCTACCGGCAAAATTGCAACTACTTCGTCAATCTGATTGGATAATACCTTTGCCTCATAAAACCGTTTGATTCCAACTGTACGAAATCCGAATCGAATTCCAGCTTGCCTGGTCTCTACAATCTTCCGGCCTTTTACGCTGCATATATCCAGTGATCCATCGTTAAATGTGGTAAACTTTGTATCCTTACGTCTCGGCATTGCATCCACCCGCTTTTCTTCGGAAACTGCGCATCTGCAGTGATATGATTTCTGATTTATAATTTTGAATAAACTCATCTACCTGACCGGCTCTTGCATACATGCAGTAATTTAAGAGCAGCTCTTTTTCTTGTGTTTCGCTTTCAAAATCACAAAATCCTATTTTGCCCTCAAGGTACGCTTTTCCTCTCTCTACGATACCAGAGAGCTTTTTACGCTCCCTGATATCCATATCCCATGTAATATCCAGAAAATTCTTCACATCTTCTAACAGATCGCTCATGATTATGCCTCATTCTTTGTTACAGTCACCTGATATGTCTTGGTTGTCTTTCCATCTGTCACTTTTGCTTTTACTACATTTCCTGCGCCGGAAGCCCATGTAACTCTGCTGCCGTTTGCAATCGGTTTATCATTGTAGGTCAATTCCAGTTCTGCAGTGCTGTCTGCGATTACCGCCTGCACCGTGTTTGATGCGTCTGTTGTTGTCAAAGTATATGTCAATGTTCCTTCTGCGAACTCCGGTGTCAGTGTATGTCCCCCTACCTTGAAATCTGCAAGATTTGCATTTTCCACATTTTCTACACTTGGAACAACTTCCACTTCATAATGTGCTGGCTGCAGATCACTGATATCCAAAAGTATGAAGGCATTATCATCTACTGCAAATCCATGACCATACATTTTGATCAGGTAAACCCTTTCATCTTCCAGAAATCTGTAATCATCTGAATACAGGATTCTTCCGTTGTTTTCGATTCCAGATCCCATGAAGTAAAGCTTCGCCATACCAAATACAGCCTTTCCGACTCCTACCGCCGGAGACTGGATCACATCGATCGGGAATGGCAGTGTACTTACATATCCACCGCCCGGCGCTGGTCTCTGTGTTGCCTGAAGGACTTTGCTGAAATAATCTGACGGATTTACCACCAGAATCAATGTGTCTACGGTTCTTGCCTGTCCTTTTTCATTGATTGCCAGAACAGCAGCCAGTTTTCCAAGCTGCACATCATTAAACTTTGTAACCTTTACTGCTTTTTTATCCGGATATACTCCACCCTTGATCGTAACAGAGTCTCCTACCTGTTTTGTCATACCGATTGGCATGTCTTTTCCAGTTCCATTAATGATGCCGTCTTCCAATCCATTTGCAAGTGCTTCATACAGGACCTGTCTCACATAATTATCCAACCATTCCGGTCCCAGATCCAACATTGCTTTGCACACCGGAAGAAATGCGGACAGTTTACTCAGTGTCACATCTACCTCTTTAAATCCGGATGTCAGCTCCTGGATGATCTCTGCGCAAAGTTTTCCCCATGCTGCTTTCTGATATCCATTCGTATTCATCATCATTCGTGTCAACCCTGTTACAGATGTAAACTGGATTTTGGACAACAGCGGATGATCTGTTTTCAAATCTTCAAATACTTTGTCAATTACGGTATACGGCATTACCACATCCAGATTCTCTACCGCCTGTTTCGGATTCTGTGTTTTCATGGCTTCTGCCAGTTTCTGATAATATTCTTTTTCTTTGGATGTCAGCTGTCTTACACCACGCTCAGACAGAATTCTCTGATCTGCTTCTTCTACGATTCCCCGTGCCTGTTCGATGACACTTTCCTGAATCTTATCGCACAGCTCCACAAACGCTGCCTGGAACTGCTCTGCATCTCCGGCTGTGATTGCCTCATTCATCTTCTGTACGATTGCTGTTTTTTCCATTTCTAATACGTCTAAATTTTTCCTTAAATCATGCCTCCTCTGAAAAGATTTAATACATTGTTTTTTCTTGGTTTCTTGTCTTCCTGTGGTTTCTGCATTGCTGCAATCTGCTGCCGGAAGCTCTCCTGACTGTTTAACTGTCTTTGCATATCGGACAGCTTCTCCAGAATCTCTTCTGTATTGACCGGTTCTGCTGTCTTTCCCATGATCTCATCAATGAGTCCATATTCCAGCGCCTTTTCCGGAGTGAGGTAAGTCTCATTTTCCATTAACTCAATCAACTCACTTTCCTCAATCTTCGCCCTTTCCAGAAAAACTTGCCGGTTTGCTTCCATCATGTCATCCAGATCATCGGCATATTTTCTCAGTTGTGTTGCATTGCCCGAGCAATACATCCACATATTGTGTATCAGTGCCGTTGTACCTAAACACATTTTTCTTGTGTCACACGCCTGTAGAATCAAAAACGCAACACTGTGTGCTACGCCATCCACAATCCCGACTTTCTGGTTTTGTTTTTGCTTCAGTAAATTGTAAATAGCAACGCCCTCTTTTACGGATCCACCATTTGAGTTGATATGCAGCTCAATTGTCTGTCCTTCTGGAATTTCACTCAGTTTCTCTGCAAAATATTTCGCAGAAGTCTCCGAGTCCTTATATTCCCATGCGTTCCAGTCAAATTCTCCATATTCTGTCACATCATCATAAATGTACAGAAGTGTTTTGTTCTCTGCCTGAACAGGCTGCATTCTCCAGTTTGTTATGTTTTTCCTTGTCTCACCCCTTTCACTCTGTGGTTTCTATATCCAATCCTGCAAGCAGGTCTTGAATCTTACTATAATTTTTCGTCATAAAGTGCTGGTTTGCCCAGTCTTCTTCAATTCTCGGTTTTCCGAGCACTTCTAAAATATCATTGATCGTAAATGCTCCGCTTGAGATCAGCTTGTCTACTGGAGTTGCAATATCAAAAATATCAATATGCTTGACTGCCAGAGTCTCTATCTTTACATAATTTCCAGCTTTAAATCCTGTGTATCCATTTCTCTTTCGGTTGATCTCCTGCTGCAGCATCTTAATGAGCGGATCTATCACAAAGGTCAGAAGTTCATCAATCGCTTTCCCTGTATCCTGTACATCTCCTTTGGCCAGACTCGGTGGGAAAGAAAATGCTCTTGCTGTAAATTCAAAGATGTCATCAGCTAGAGACTTGATATCTCGTGTTGACTCTGTAGAATACGTCTTTCCGCTTTCTGAAATATCCTGATATTCGTATCCGTCAAACAATGGCAACACCGCACTGTCGCTTTCAAAGAAGTTCTTAAAATGCGTGCTCATCAACTCCTGGAATGTTTCATCGAAATTCTCACTTTCCTGTGCAATTGCTCCAATATTCAGGATTCCTTTTTTTCCTCTTGATTTTTTATAGGCATCCTGCGCATATATCAGTAATTTTGAATACGTTTCATACATCCCATTTGTGAGATTCCTCATATTTTCTGAGTTTAATTCGAAAAACATTACTTCCGACATTTCCCGTGTTTCAGACAATTCGTAACCGTCAAATGTAATCCCGCTGAATCTGTACTCCTTCAATGCCAGCACCTCTTTGCTGTAACTGTCTGCCACATAAATGTGATTGTTTACTTCTACTACAAGGCATTCATTGTTCCGGTACAGCTTGCCAATCAGCTTATTCATGAATGACGTTGCATTCTGGTTCTGATTTGGTTCGTAATTCCAAAGATAATACTCCTGCCCTTTTACTTCTTTCTTCTTGATATACGTTTTAAATTCGCATTTGCTGATGGCATTTGCAATTTTATTGACACAAGTCCAGAAAGCCAGCTCTCTCAGATATACTTCGTACATAGCACTCTGTACATCTTTATCTTTCATAATGTCATCCACTGTGATCCTTGTGGTACTGCTGCCTCCAAGTTTTTTGATCAACCAGTCTTTAATACTTAATTTCCTACGTTCACCCCCTTAATAACTGTAAACCTGTATTTTCGGTGTTGGTTTTGCCCGTTTCTGCGGCAGCACGTTTTCCACAGTCATCGCCGCTACAAATGCCATAAATGGGTCTGTTTTTCTGCTTTTTCCTTCTATTTTTCCATATACATAATTTCCCATATCGGCATCATCCTCTTTTCCTGGTTTTCTTCCATGTCTGATTAGTTTTGCATTATTGGTGGCCCACCTTAATTCTGGAGCATCTCCCCACCGCAACCATTGATTTACAAAGCAGCTATCAATCAGAGGTGCCACTTTCATAATGTCTGATGGCCGGATCAGCTTCAGATTCTTATTCACTTTCATATCAAATCCTATTTCCTGCAGATATTTTCCGATCAATGCAAAACGGAAATCATCCAAGGCTAAAGCTTTGATATTGTATGTGCGTTTTGCTTCCTGTATATAATTTGTAAGCAATGACGGATGTATTTCCACGTCATCTACAAGCGTCAGTCTTCCGGAATCCGCCCATTCTTTCCATGGAGCCTTGATCCTCGGAATATCTTTCGAATTTAGGCACATCCATGAATGGCTGATATCAAACCGTTCATCTCCATCTCGGAAATGAAGATCTACGGAAGCCCAATCTGTTAATTTTGTATAGTCAATTCCACATACACAGCTCCATCTTTCCAGATCCGGCAGTAAGATGTTGGTCGCTTTGATATTGTCCCACTCCGTTACACTCATTTCTTCCGCATTTTCCGGAATATTCATTCGTTTTGTCATAAATGCCGGAAGTCTTCTCGGATTTTTCTTCCATTCCCTATATTCTTTCCTGATCTCTTCCATAAGACTTGGCAGATATGGCAACGATGGATTTGCCATTGGCCAGTTTTCTTCCTGATCCACATCTTCCTTTTTATTCAGTTTACAGATAAATGGTAATAACCCATTATCCGGTTCGCCGCCCGTAAGATCTGTTCGGAAGTTTCCAGCAGATCATCCAGCGGTCCTTCCCGCACATCACCATTTGTCGTGTAGTAAGAACGTCTTGGATGTTTCTTCTTACCAAGTCCTGTCGTAAAGACGTTTATATTCTTATAGTCTTCATATTGATGGATCTCATTAAAAATACAGATTCCAGAACGAAGACCGTCTTTTCCTTTCGGACTGTTTGTTCTTCCCTTCATAATAGACTTTGTTTTCAAGCATAAAACCTGTTCTTTCGTCCATCGGAAGAATTTCTTTAATTTCTTTATCACAGACGGTCGTTCAAATGCGTTTATCACGTCATGGACTGGACGCATTGCCTGGTCCTCATTATTGGCGCAGATATCTACATCGTACTCTCTGATTCCATTATGCGGGGACATTAAACACACTGATTCGAGCGCAATTGTACCATCTTTTCCCGCTCCTCTCCCCAACATACAGAATAAATCCGGCCATCTTGGAAGCCCGGATTCTCTCCAATATGTGCAATCATGAAGTCCGATCACAAACTTCTGCCAGGGAAATATTTCTTCAAACGGGAAGTATTTTGACATCCCGATATATTTTTCCAGCTGATCACAATCTATATAAATATCTTCATGCTCAAAACACCATTTTACATGCGCAACAAGCAACTCCTGCTCTTCGCATACTGCATAGATTTTTTTCTCAACTATATCAATCCATTCCTGAATATATGGATGTATGTTACAGCTCATCTTCATCATCTCCCGAATCATCGCCAACCGGCTTAATTCCTAGACTGTCCAGTATTTTAAGCATTTGAGCATTGACCTTAATTCGCTGATCTATCGAGTCATTTTTCTTTTGTCCTTTTTGCCCTCCGCCATTATTATATTCAACGATAGCACCTCTCTTTTTGATATCTGCGATCAGTTCATTCTCCAGGTCCCAGAAGTCCATATATTTATCGACCAAGTCGATGTAATATTTTCCGGTGGTTCCATTCCGGGCCAGCTGATCAAGAAGGTCCTCTTTAATTTCCACTCGCAATAATTCTTTTCTTGTTTTTCTCGCCCTTATACCACCCCCTCCGTCACGCGCGCACGAGAAATCTCTTTTGTCGGGAGCACCCACCGGTCTCTACGTGGCAAATTAAAACCCGATTTTTTTCGACCGGGGGTATCCTGACAATTTGATTCTTCTTTACCATTTTTCCTCTGTCAGCGGTTCTTTTTTCTTTTGCTTTCGATATCCATGAACCTCTTCATGACAATCATGACACAGACTGATCAGGTTTCTCCGTTTCTCACCTCTGAATCTGTACCAGATTTCCAATGCTTTATTTGGATGCTTCTTTACATAATTCACATGATGAACCGTCGTTGCCTTTGTATACTTTCCACGTTTCTTACATAACTGACATTCATATTTATCAAGCTTTAACACCTGTTCTCTCAATGCTTTCCACTTGCCCCATGTATAGAATCTGTGGATATTTTCTCTTATACATTTCTTTACAAATGCAATCTCATGTTCTGTCATATTCTCACCTCAATTGCAGGAGAAGGAATCGAACCTTCGACCTTCAGCTAAGGAGACTGACGAGCTTCCACTGCTCTATCCTGCTATATTTGTGCGATGTCGCACAGTGTAGGCTTTTGCCCAGAGCCTTTTATCGTCTTTGCTCAGGACGCAGAAAAGCATCCGGCTTTCGCCAGATGCTCTCTGCTATTTCTCACTATTTACTTCTTCTATGAACTATTTCATCTTCTCCCTTATTACAATCCATTGTAAATCCTAGTCTAGCCATTGTTAAGATACGTTCCGTTATTCCAATTTTCCGGCTTAAATAATCCCATATCTCTAGCATGTGCATAATTTTCAAAAGACGTGCACCATTCTAAATTTTCAACTCTATTATCAGATTTAATCGCATTTTTATGATTTACTTCTGGTTTCTTATCTGGATTTTGTATAAATGCTTCTGCAACAAGCCGATGAACTTTATAGCACTTCTGAATACCGTTTTTACTTAACATAACATGCGGATATCCAGATTGAGGATAATACGGCTTTAAAATACACCCTCTGCATTTTTTTCTTGGTAAACTTTTTATGTTTCCATAATTGCTCACCTGATACAGTCCCTCATATCCCTTAATATCTATATATATTTCTTTTTTCATCCTTGGCTCTTTTCTACAAATTCCTTCATCATTTTTGTCAACTGTGTTCCCATCGCAACACCAGCTTCCTTACAAGCTTGACGAAACTCTTCCGCTACTTTACCATTCACCTTGTACGTCTTTGAAATCAGCCCCGCTTTTTCATCCCACTTATCTTGTGGTCTGTTCTTCTTTTCCTCCATACCTCACCTCACACATAATATTCAGTGTATTCGATGCTATGCTAATCAGTAATGCTAACCCTATAATCCAGTCCATTCCTTTTACAATCGCATAATACCCCAACACAAACAAAGTTAAAAGATTAGAAACAATTATACTTTTTCTCATTGTTTTATTTTGAGAGATGCGCTATACTGAAAGCGGTGGGTGGCTTCCCACCGCAAAGCACTTATTTGAAAAATGTTTCATATATCATGCATATCGCAGTTGTCAGACCGTTGATTATGCTAACTATGATTGCTATTTTTTCAAGTTGGTGCTTTTTCTTTCTCTTCTTTTTAGCCATCTCGCATCTCCTTTCCTCATTTCTTGATTATATTATACTATATACGTGTACGTATGTCAATGCTTTTCTCAGAGGTTTTTAAAATTTATAGGACTACTGCAAAAATACGTAACTTGGAAACTTTACTGGATTCTCTAACCGACTGAGCTATGTATCCGTATTTTTGTATTAGAAAAGACGCCCTAATGGACGTCTTACATTTGTCTCATCTTCACATCAACTGCCTCTTTTCTGGCATTATGACGCTGGTTCTGATTCTCCGGCTTTACCTTTTGAGTAATGCTGTTGAATTTTTCATTGCTTTTCTTTCTGTTTGACTTCTCTTGATCCTTCTTATCCATTTTCCTCACCTCGGATATAGTATGTGAGGAATGAGAGGTTTTATGTATTGGAAAAGCACCCCAGAGGGTGCCAATCTATCAACTATTTTTTACTACAAAGTTATCTATCGCACTTTCATATTCTTGTAACTTCTTACCTTTCAATTTTTTTGTTTTACCAAATTTCAATAGCAAATCCTTAAGTTGTTTTGAAAAGACCTCAACATTTTTCTTTCTTCCATTTAATAATTGTTGTTTATGATGCATATTAACAGGATGTCGCAAATCCCTTGATATCATTGCACAATACAGCCGAAGATTTGCTATATTTTTTATAATTTCATCGTATAATTCCATATTCGACCTAAAAATATTTTGTAGGTCCACTCTTTTTCTTAATTCATCACACTCAAAAATTAATTTATCGTAAATCCCTAGCGAAAAGTCTATTTCGCGCCCCAATGCCATTTCATTATTTACCTCTGTGTAATTAACTTGACTAAGCAAATGACTAAGATAAAATCTCATATATAGCAAATGACCTAACAGCTTTGTATTTAGATCATTTAAATATTTTTTATACATTATTCGAGATGTAATAACCGTCACTATCATCCCTGTAAAAATTCCAATAGCAATTGATTCAAAAAAACTTCTGTGTCCAGCTATTAAATTGCATTTTATAATTCCACTCGGAAAATACTCAATCACTATCATTGCAAGTAGCGATAAGAAACCTCCCACTATTGAAACACTAAATATCTTTTTATTTTCCACGTATACTCCTCCTCGCGCCCATCTATAAAACTATTATGACATAATTCTACAGTAGCTTCGATATTATAGCAAGTAAAAACGCCCCGTATTTCTACAGGACGTCTTTTTGATTCTACCAAAGTTACGAGGGGAAAGTCGAAAAATTAATTCCAACTTCTCTAGAATAATTATAACATACTATTTTTGTGAAAAGTGTGAAAGTTGCAAATATCCATTGATTTTTTTTGATACATAACTTCGGTCTATATTGAACTGTTTTGCAACCTCTCTCTGTTTCTTCCCATCCACGTACAGCAATTCAAAAATCTCCTTAATCTCTACATCCTCTATCCCGTCAAGAAACTCTTCCACCTCTTGAATCTCTGCTACTACCTGCAGGAGTTCCGCTTCTTTTTTCCTGATCTGCTTGTTTATTCGCTCCTGTTCATCCGGATCAGGTATCATCACAGATGTCCTAACTTCCGTATAGGGAAAATCTTTACTTGACCCACGAACTTTTCCCATCACTTCTCCTGCCGGCTCAGTCTCACAGAGTTCTGATATCCTCGCATCAATTCTTTTAAGTCTTGCTTTGTTCGGTATGTACTTTTTTAGTTTTAACTTGTCCACTGGCAACACTCCCTTTCGTATCTACTCCCCATTTTCTTAAGCAGTCCTCTACTGAGTACGCACCTCTTTGCATCCACTTTTTGGCATTCTCTGTTGGTTCATGTTCAGCCAGATCAGCAAAATGATCTTCCTGATCACGTTTTATCTCTTTTTCCGTTCTTCTATGTCTTAATGACCGTCTCATTTTTATGTTACCTCACTATTTTTCTTGCAATCCAGTCAATTCCTATCACATACAGCAGCACTGGAAACAATATCGCAGCAATATAATCTTTCTTTTCTAATCGCGCATCCTGACAGATTTCCCCTTTCATTGCACATACCGTTCCAATTCCCATAGTGCAATATAGCAATATACTAATTATTATGATCATCACTCTTCACCCTCTCTTTCCCAATTCCCGAACCAGATCTTCATTCACTTTCTTTGTAAGCCCTTCATTGCATGTGCAGTCTTGGTATGTGCAACGGAAACAATCCGGATACTGACAGGGCTTCGATATATTTCTTCTGTTTTTCTCTATCTTTTTTCGTGTCTCCAATAAATCTGGTACCTTTACTTGCTTCCTGCTGCCCGCTCCGGCAAACCGGATCAACCCAGATCTTTCCAGATATGCCCGGAAACAAATCTCACTTTTCTCAATTTGAAACATGACTTTCATGTATACCCATGCTTCGTGTACATCCATCCCATCAAATAAAAGTTCCTGTATCCTGGATTCGTATTTTTCGTAACCTTCCACTATTCAATCACTTCCATTTCTCTTATTGAGACTTCATAAGCTGTTCTCTCGCTGTCGCCTTTTACATAAATCCTGCTCTGTATCATTCCCATGGCTCTCACTTTTGTTCCGACTGGAAGCCCTGCTGCCAGCCTTGCGTTCGAATACCAGCAAATTGCCGGGAGATAATCACTTTTTCTGTGTTTCCTGTTTACTGCAATTAAAATATCCGTGATTTCTTTTCCGAGTGGTGTCTCTCGATAGAGCGGCTGTTTACAGATATATCCAATCAGATCAATTCTGTTTTGATCCGCTTCACCAGCTTCGCTGATTCCTTTTACAAATACATACAATTTCAAATGATTTCTTTCTCCATCCTTTTCATTGTAAGATCTGTATTCTCCAAAGATTGTAATTCTCCCTCCTACATTATCCCGAATCTCCTGCACTATCTGTTCCGGCACCTGAATCGGTATGACATCCATGTTTCCACTTGTCCGCATGACTTCTATAGTTGATTTATAGATCTTTCTTCTGTCTGGTGAAGTCAATAAATACTCTGGTGTTTCCATAATTTTTCCTGTGATCTTTACTGTGTTGTTTTCCATCTTTTTCTCCTATATTGCATATTCCGCTGATACCCGTCATGGTATTACTCCATTTCCAGCCCGCTCAGCGCTTTCAAGATTCTTCCATCCATGTTATCTTCATTTGCCGGTGTTTTTACAGTCAATAACATTCCAGTCTCATTTACCCACAGGACGAAATATCCCATTCCCATGGGTCCTGTCGGAAAGTCTTCATACTCACCTGTTTCGGATAGGCTTACCATTTCCAGAATTTGATCTGGTATGTAACTCATCTCTTTTGTCTCTACATTCTGTAACACTGCCATTCCCCTGTATTTGATTTCTGTATCCTCATACCGGTCTCTGGCTGATAACCATTTCTTGTATTCCCACTCATCCCTTACTTTTAGTTCATACTGCTTTTCTCCCTTTTCATAAGCTCTGTATACCTCGCCTTCTTCCGGAAGTTCTCCCACAAGTTCAATGACTGCTGCCTTGTTCTTGTTTGTAAAATCTTTTTCATATACGAATACAAGCCAATAAGCTCCCTGTATGAAGTACATTTCCTCTTTCTTTCCTACAGTGAGTCCTGCACCTTTCCATGCATCCTTCAATATCCTCTTAAATATGCTCGTCTTAATAAACATGATGCTCCTTTCCTCTCCCAGAGTTATCTGGGAGATAATGTGATGGCTTACGACAGGTTTTGTGACGTACCTGCTGTTGTATCTTCACGGCACTTGGCCGGAGATGCTATAAAAATTGGAATCCTGGATGTCCTTCTTTCTGCTTTTCATTTTGCGGTTCTTTCATCAACTCCTGCTGATCCAGATAATTCTTCTTGCTGATCTTCATCCAGTCTTTCCTTGTGTGTGACTTCTCATATTCCCTCTGTGCGATCTCGCAAAGCAGTTCTCTTGTCTTTCTGCAATTATGTACAGCTTCTTTTCCGCTTTTATGGTGCGGTTCACACAAATACACTTTCAATCCCTCGGCTTCCGATAGAATTCTCATCCCAGATCCAAACAATACATGGTGTTCCTCGGTATACTGCTGCCGATAGTCTCCATACAGATTGGCACAGAGATAGCACACGCCCTTTTCTGTGTTCAAAATGCTTTCCGGATGACGGATTCTCTTTTTCTTCTTTTTCGGCTTAGGAAACGCCATATCACTATAATCAATACTCATAAAGTAATCACTTTCTTTTTCCAGTTGTCCCATCCGCCTTTTGGCCAGGCAAATTCTTTCTTCAGAAGCTGTATGATTTTTTCTGGATCCCCGGATTTTAAGATGTCTTCTATGACTTCCCCTTCCTGGACCACTTCTTCTGTGATCTCATGTACCTGCTTTTCTTCTTCCGGAAGATTCATAACCGGATCCGGCATCAGTTCCGGATAATCTTCCACTTCCATCTGTCCCGGAATCTGTTCTTCTGGTTCTTTTGGCTCTTCCAATGTTTCCTTTGGTTTGGCAGGTTCTTTCTTTTTCTTTAACGGTTCCGTCTTTAAGACTTCCCTCTCTTTCTTTTCCCTCAGCGGCATCTGATAAACTTCTTCATAGGCTTTTGAATCAGACATCTTCCTACCTTCCGGATAAAAGGTCTGTTCAAATGTTTTGGCCAACTCCAGATAGCTGATCTCTTCCGGCTCTCCCCTGCCATTGTATGGCATGATCCGAATCTGAAATTCACTGAAGAGCGCATTTGCAAATTGCATCCGAAACATCCGGAATTTTGTTGGAGCTACAATTCCCATGATCTCCCTGTTGATCACACTTTCCTCTTTTGGCTCGTCTTCCCATATCCATTTATGCATTTTCTCAAAGCAGCCTTTTCCTTCTCCTTTGAAAAATTCATACACCAATGTTTCCGTCCAGCTTCCCTGGTGTTCTTCTGGTGCGATGTCGCACAGGCTCATCTGCGGTGAATAACGATCTTCTGTTTCCCGGATGACTTCTTTTACCTCCCGGCTTTCCCGCACCGTTGCATCTCTTGGTACCACTTCCCGAACTTCTTCCGGCAGCGCCAGCATTTCAGACAGCTTACTGCTGCCATATCCCCGGTACCTTTCCTGAATTTCCGGACTGTTCCCGTTGATACTGTATGTATCATTGATCTGCATAAACCGGATCGCCCACGTCCTGCTGATATTGAAGGTTTCCTTTGCAAACTCAAACACATCCGCATACCCCTTCTCTTTATAAAACTCTGCGTCTCTGGTCTTTTTTAGGAGATATCCGACTTTAATGTATCCCTCTGCGATATGTTCCAGTTCTTTTCGTAATGCAATTTCTACCCCCTGCAGTGTACTGATTGTCTGTAATTCTTCCATCTATCCAGCTTTCCTTTCTGTACGTTTCAACTTCTTTCTTTTGAATAACTCAACAAATTCTTTGACTTCCTCTGTCATGCCTCCGTTATATTTTGCCCGACACTGTATCATGACCCCATTGTTTACCTCCATAGTGTAAAACGGTGTCTCCGGATCCTGCTTCTTTCGCAGAAACAGGATCGTTGTCTCACCTTTGGCCACCCGGTCAATGTACGTGGCAACACAATGATGCATAGCATTTCCCTCTTGCCTGATTTCATGGATCCGTTTCGGAAGTCTCAACACAAATTGTTCCGTTTCCATTTCCAGATAGCTGTCCCGTTTTCTGTACTTCTCGTACTTTTTGTCTTTTTTATTGTCCAAATCCTCTTTGGCTTTTATTTCCCGTTCTCTGCTCTCTTCAATCAACTCTTCATGACGCTGTTCTAAATTCTTCGGAAATAAGATCCACGACTCTCTCATGTTGTATCCCAGTTCCTCCGCCATCTTCAGATAATCGTGATAATCCACGGCTTGTCTCTCATCTTCTCCTAACACTTCTTTGATGTACCGTTCCATCTTGTGAATGGTGGTATACCGGATATACCTAGTGAAATTCCTCGGAAACCTTGCAAAAAACTGAACCTGCTGCCATGTTGGATGTAATCCCTTCTCCTGCATTTCATAAGTGGTGTTATATTCCCTTGTGCTTGGATTCTTTCCAGCCAACAGCTGGTAGTATTCCCCGTTTAGCCCCAGTATCTTTTTGCAAGACCGCTCTTCTTTCTTTAAGTATCCTGTGCTGTACCCCTGCATTTTTTCTTTGACAATTTTGTAAAATCCACATTTTACCAGTTGTTCGATTCCAGGCATATACCGGTATCCCTCCAGATATTGATCCAAATACATTTTTTCCCGATATTTCCCATGTTTCACAAAACATTCCATTGCAGAATACTGAAACGGCGTTCCCTTTAGAATCTGTTTGAGATTCCGGTTATAAAGGATTGCTTCATGCTCTGGCACTTTATAATATCTCCATCTGTCTCTGTAACACCACCGAACCCAGTCTGTCTGCTTATACTGTTCATACTCAAATTCATGAATCTTTTTTAAATTCCGGTCATACGTGGTCCGTATCATCTCCCAGTACCCGCCGCCTTCCTTTTGTCCATTTCTGAATTTCCGATAGCACTCAAAATATCGGTATACATATCCCTCTTTTGTTTTCTGCAGGAGTCCTGCATATCCTCTTGCGTGAACATTTCCGCCTTTCTTTCGGCTTCGGTAGGTAATTGGATGCCTGCAGAATGGACATTCCCCCACGTCTCCATAGTGTGGATTCCGGATTTTTACTTCTCTTCCACAATGTGTACAATACCCTTTTGTCACTTTTCTTCCGGCATCGTAAAACAAATACTGGGGAAGGACTTCCCGGTCTACAAACTCATCAAAATCTTTCGGCAGTTCCGGCACCATTGCCATCTCAGAATCAATTTCATCAATCTCTTTTCGGTCTTTACTATAGCTTTGCCATCTTGCGATTGCTGCACGTGGCTCTTCCTTCCCGTTGTGACAAAATTCTGTGATCCGTTTTCGGTCCCCTTCTCGTATCCATACTTTTCCACTACTGTACCAGTATCCTTCTTCTATCTCTCCCCATCCTTCCCAATAACTTAAGTTATCTATTTTTGCCGTTCTCCACTTCTCACACAGATTGTCGTAAGTGTAGTACTTGTTTTCTCCCAAAAGGAATACCCGGTATTTTGGATATCTTGTGTCATTCAGGATCATATCTCTTGTAAATACATCGATCTCTAAAACCGTTCCTGTCTTCTTCGCACGATAGAACCAATAATATGTTGCGCTCCACACAGGCGCTCTTCCACATCTTAGTACCTGATCCCCTTGATCTTCCCCGACTGTCTTTCGCATCGTTTCCGTTACTTTTAACTCTGGAAGCTTTAATAACTCTCCTCGTCTCATTTCTCCGCCTCCAGATAGTATTCTTCTGCCATGGCAAATACTTCCAGATCCGGCATTGCCACCATTTGTGCCCCTCTTCTTTCTTTGACTCTTTTTTCCGCTTCTTTTCGGATATTCTGCAGACATTCTTTGAGTGTCCGGTTCTTTCTTCTTACCGCTCTGGCCAGAATTTCTTTTTCAAAACATCTCATAGACAGATACGACACGATCTCTCCTGCCGGCATCCCGTCTGTTTCCTCCTTTAACTCAACCTGCAGCTTTCCGATGGCCGCATTTACTGAATCTACCAGTTCTTCTGACAGATGCTGCTCATATACTTCCCGGATTCCATCTGGAATCCCGTTTTCCTCTGCCAGCACTTTTAAATGCTCCAGATCCTGCTCCTCCAAAAGTCCTTTTGCACATGCATTTAATTCTTCTACGGAATCAAAATTCCCAAATACATCAAACATGCTGTTTTTCCTCCAGTAATCCCTCTAATTTTTCCACGTAATCGTGATGTTTACTAAATCTGACAGCTATTTCATGCCGCTCTGACAACGTCTGATACTGCTGCCACAATTCCTGGTTCTTCACCTCTTCCCCGGACGGTTTTCTCCATTCCGCCCGCTTCCACTGCTCCGGCTTCCCGTTTTCGATCATGTTCTTGATAAAAATACAGTCCGTATACAGGGTCACATTGCACGGCGCATTTAGTATTTTCAAGGATTTCACAATTCCAAGCAGCACCAGGCGATAATAGGTCGTCTCCTGTTCTTCCCCGCAAATTCCTTTGACCGCCGGTCCTTTGCTTGTCTGACATTCCATTGCGGCCGCCCATCTTCCATCTTTGATACATGGACCTGTCAGACTTGTCCTTATGTAAATATTTACCTCTTTCATATCAAATTCTCCTGTTCAAACGGATCAGGATGTATCTTCGGTATTTATATCCTGTTACCGGATTGATTCCCTCATGGTACGTCTCTTTATCTAGGTAGTATCCTTTTGGTGGCTTCGGCTCATCTTTCCATGTTTTCCTTTTGTAAATCTTCACTTCTGCCACCGGAATCTTTAAATTCCTGCTACAGGAGTACCGGCTCTCTTTCAGCTTGTTTTCTTCATCCGGCGTTTTACTTAAATACTCAGCCAGTTTCCGCAAGCCTCCCTCGTCATACAACAGATCGATGTGGACGCCTCCCTTTTCCCATGCTCTGCGCATGATCAGATCTGCATCCGGAATCCGGTTGATGACCAGATGGTGATGGACCCCTCCCCGACTTCCAATCTCGGTATGCAGCATCCATTTCAACTCCACTTCCTGTTTTTTGTATTGTGTGCGTACTTTCTGAATCCACTTTCGGATGTCTTTGGCCGCTTCTTTCATGTCCTGTGGCCGGTTCTCCAATTTATAAGTTAATGTCACCCAGTAGTCATTCTCCCGGAAATTCAGCTTCATCTTTCTCCAGCACTGCCGTTCTTTATTCCACTGATTCGTCTTCCTGATCTGCTCCGGTGTGGCTTTCTTCTTTTTCATTCTCGGCATTCCCGGAGCACCATATCTCCCGTTGTGATACTCCATCACTTCTCTGATGTCTCCCAGGTCATAACTCTTTTGTTTATACATCCTGTTTTGCTCCTAAGTTTAATATACTTATCAAGTGAAAAACGGGAGCTTTTCGCTCTCATTTTCTTTGACATTTTGCCAATACAGGTGTACAATATAAATGTGTTTTTATTTTGTTTGTATTGGCAAAATATCCGGTGCATCTGTTTGCGGCAGGTGCACTAATTTTTTACGCTTTTTTCTATGTACCTGCAGCTAAGTTCCAATCCTGCTGTCATGATGATCATCCCCATCCATAAGGATCCGGTTCCCATCAGCATGACCGCACAAATTCCGAATGCTGCTTCCAGGATCCGCAGCAATTCCTCTGCATACCGAAGCTGTCTTCTCTTCCGGAAACTCATACGATGATGTACTCTCCCCCGATTTCTTCTGCTACCTGTTTCGCTTCCTGGTACGTCCCATACTCGCTCCGGATCTTTCCGGATTGCCAGCGAATGATCCATATCTGTTTCCTCTCCTTCTCTTCATTCAAATCCAAGTTCTTTGATCCTTTCTTCGATTAGCTTCAACTCTGCAACAGTTCCTTCCTCTTCCGGAAACTGCCGCAGTTCCTCTCTTCTACTGACAAGCCTGCTATACTCAATGACTTGTCCTGCCGTCATGTTCAAGATTCTCTGGTCCATTGATCGCTCCTTTGATTTTTACTGATTTTCTTCCTTGATACTCCAACTCCCTGCAGTAATTGTTTAAGCAGGCAATCGCATGCTGTTTCTGCTGTTCGGAATAACCATTCACTCTTTCCGTGGATTCCAGCGTCTGGATGAATTTCTCAATCTGATTGATTGTCAGCCTTTTCATAGCTTGTCCTCCCTTCTACCGCCTAAGCGGTTTTTCTTCTTTCGAATCCTATATTTTTCATTGTTTCATCTAATTTTTTCTCCAAGATTTGAGAAAGTTCTTCTCGTTTTAAATCCTCTTGATTTACCCACGATCCATTGATTTTTATCATGCTTACTACTTCGATTCCTTTCATTTCACCACCCCTCTACTATGTATGAATTATTGGTTGTCTGTGTTACAATCCATATGTGCTGCCATCGCAACCTCCGTGGCGGGATTGCTTTCTTTTTGCTTAACATCTGACGAAACA